CGCCCGAACGGAGCCCCCCTGTGCCCGCAGAGCCCACGTTCCGCAGCGACGTCACAGTCGAGCTGGTCAAGCACACCGCCTCAGACGCCGACGTACTCTTCGCCGCCCGAGTCTCCACCGTCGGCCAGCAGTCCCTGGACGAGCTGAACAAGGACCCGGAGCGCTCCAAAGGGCTGATCAACTACCTGATGCGGGAACGCCACGGCTCCCCGTGGGAACACACGTCGATGACGTTCCTCATCAGCGCCCCGATCTTCGTGTTCCGGGAATTCATGCGACACCGCGCCGGCTGGTCGTACAACGAGGAGTCCGGCCGCTACCGGGAACTCCAGCCGATCTTCTACGTTCCCGGCCCCGACCGGAAACTGGTCCAGATCGGCAAGGCCGGCCACTACCGGTTCCAGGAGGGCACCGCCGAACAGCACAACCAGGTGCAGGCCGACGTCCGCTACGCATGCTGCGTGGCCTACCAGTCGTACCAGGCGATGCTGGCCGCAGGCGTCGCCCGCGAGATCGCCCGCACGGTCCTGCCGGTGGGCCTGTACTCGTCGGCCTACGCCACGTGCAACGCCCGGTCGCTGATGCACTTCCTCGGCCTGCGCACCACCCACCCTGCCGCTGCGATCAAGTCGAGCCCGCAGCGGGAAATCGAGATGGTCGCCGAGAAGATGGAAGCCGAGTGGGCGAAGCTCATGCCGCTCACGTACGCCGCGTTCAACGCGAACGGCCGCGTCGCCCCCTGACCGGCGCCCGCGGGCACACCGTTCAGCGGCCAGGGCCTCCCGAGTGGGATGAGGGCACCTCCGGGCGGTCCTGGTGCTGCGCGGCCAGCACCATCCGGATCCGCTGCGCCACCAGACCGGCGATCAGCAGCAGGATCGCAGTCCGGACGAACCGCAACACCATCGCTACCAGCCCGTCCGGCCACATCGTGGCGGCCACCGTGTACGCGCCCAGCGCGCCGATGGTCGCGGTGAACACCATGAGATGACGGCCCACAGGGGTCGACCGCCACGGTGCGTGCGTGTGATAAACGATCACGAACACGAGGCTGCACAAGGCGACCAGACTGGACGCTGCCACGTTCATGACCTGCGCAAAGTCCACTATCGGTCCCCCTCAAAAGCGGCGCGGAACAAGTCCGCGAAATGGTTCGTCTCGCGTTCACGCGCGAGGCGTGCGGCAATACGGTCTACGGCGGTCCGATGGGCCTCAACCTCCCGTCGGGCCTCCACGGCCCGGGACAGCGCGGACTCCGCTTCCCGCTGTCCCGGAGTGTCCGTGCGCTGCGGGGCTGGCTCAGGACGGCGGCGCAGCAACCGTCGGATCCATCGCATCCCCGGGCACCTCCCCTCTTAGCGAGCGCAGAACGTGGTCGGCGACCCTGGACAACTCCAGTAGCTCGCCAACCTGCCCCTGCGCCTCGATGCGTGCGGCCTCGCTCTGCCGGTGGGCCTCCCGCCACGCGTCTCGTTCCGCCGCGAGTTCGGCGATACGGGCATCCCGGTCCTTGCGAACGTCCTCGAGGACCGCGCGGGAGACGAGTCCTCCGCGGAGGATGAGCAGCACGATCAAGGTGACGAGGGCCGCGGCGCCTCCCTGTACGAGGCCGCCGCCCATCAGCTCGGTCACTGGTGCCGCTCCTTACGTGTGTGCGGGCACGCCGCTGTCGCTGCCAGACGACGATGGGCGTGCCGTAATGCCATCGTCAGACCGCGGTCGGCTTGGCTCGGGAACGCACGGCTGCGGCCGGCACGGGGGCGGTGACCTGGGTGCGGTCCCACATGCCGACGACGATGGTGACCGCGGTCAGGACGACGGCCTGCTTCTCCGATGACCAGTCCAGACCGAGGCCGACGGCCAGAGCGAGTGCGGCCTGAGCGAAGCCGATGACCGCGGCGCCGATACCGTCGTGGGCGAGGACAGCGACGAGGACACCGACTGCCGCTGCGGCGACGGCGTTGACCCAGGCTTGCACGTCGGTGGAGGCGTCCCAGCCGAACGCGGCGGCCAGCTTCACGCAGATCGCGATGAGGGCGAGGATGGTGGCTGGTTCACGGCCGAGGATTCTCATTGGTTTTCTGCTTCCTGTTCGGCGCGGCTTGCTTTGGCCGCGGAGAGGTGCCCGACGAAGTTGGCGTACAGGCTCATCCCGGCAATCCAGAGGACGCTGTTCTTCCAGAACAGCAGAGTGGGGATGAGGAGGAGTGCCCACACGGCGGCCATGCAGTAGTGCAGGACGGCTGTCCGTTGCGGGCTGAGCTTCACGAGATGACCTTGAACCCGTACTTGTCGCCGAGGCGCTCGAGTGAGGTGCGTCCGGGGATGCCGTCTGCGGCGTTGCCGGTGTAGCCGAGGTGGCGCTGCCACTTGGCGTAGGCATCGACGGTGGCCTTGCCGTAGTGGCCGTCCGAGTAGGGCTTGGAGAGGTAGCCGGCGTTCACCAGGGCGGCTTCGACGGTCTTGACGCCGCTGTAGGTGACCGGGGTTCCTGCGGAGGCCGGGTTGGACTTGGCGGCGGCGATCAGCTTGGAGAGGTCGACGGTCGGCTTGGACGGGTTCGGTGCCGGCTTGGTGGGCGGCTTGCTGCCGAGGCGGGCGGACACGGCGGCGAGGACGTCGTCCCACTCCATGCCGGGGCCGCGGGGGTCGACCTTGCCGGGCTGCCAGTCGAGGTGGCGGAGAGCGGAGCGGGCCGACCAGCCGTGGTGGCGGCAGAGGGCGGTGATGACGCGGACGATGGCGTCGATCTGCTCGGCGGGCCAGGGGTCCTTGCCGTCGCCGAGGTTCTCGCACTCGAAGCCGTAGAAGTGCCGGTTGCCGTCGACGGTGGCTTCGTCGTCGGTGGGCGGGGCCTTCTCGGCGATGATGGCGGCGAGGACGTCGGGGTCGCCGAGGCCGGCGTGGTTGGCGCGGCCGTAGCCGACGAGGTGAACCTTGCCGTCCTTGGCGATCATGCCGTGGCAGAGCGGTCCGGGCAGGCTGGGGTAGCCGTCGCTGACGATCTGCACGGTGTGGGCGGTGCCTCGGGTGACGGTGTGGTGGATCATCACGCCGTGCACGGGTCCCCACGGGCCGTGGCCCTCACGGTTGTGATGCTCCCAGTCGCCGACTTCGACAACGGTGAGGCCTTCGGCGCGGAGCAGCGCGGCGAAGGTGGCCGCGGAGGGTGGGGTGGCCATCAGGGGGTCTCCTTCGGGAGCGGGCTGACCCGGGGCACGCGGAGCTTGTCCCAGGCGATCTGGTCGGGGGTCCCGGAGACGTCGCCGCCTTCCTTGGGGCGCAGCTGCTTCTGCCAGGTGGCGAACGCGTCGCGGTGGGCGTTCGTCCAGTCCGCGCCGAGGCGACGGCCGTTGCTGCATCCCTCTTCGTGGAGGCGGTGGGCCATGGCGGACACGATCGGGGAGTGCCGGCCGCCGTGGAAGAACGCGGCGCCCGGATAGGGCTCGTACACGCTGGCGGTGTTCTCCGCCACCGGAGCCGGTGCCGGTGCCGGGGTTGGTTCGGGGGTGCTGGATACCGTGGGGGCCGGGCCGGCGGGCTTCTCGGGCTCGTCGCGGTCGGGCTTGGATGGGGTCATCGTGAAGCGTCCAATCGGGGCTGGACCAGGTCGATCTGGTCACGGAGGGTCTGGTAGAGGGCCAGGGACATGCGGAAGGAGCCGGCATCCCCCCAGGAGGCGCTCCAGCTGTTTTGCACGCGCAGGATTGTGTGGTCGTAGATGAGGCCGCGGTCGTCCTGGCCGACGGCCTCGAGCGCGGTGATGCACACCTCGTGGCCGCCGGCGATCGGGGATGAGGACCAGTCGGGTATCTCATCGAGGAGGGCCAGGCTGCCGACCGGCTCGAAGAACGCCGCCGGCCAGGGCATGCCCATGAGGACGGGCCCGTTCTGAAGGTCGCGGCACAGCTCGAGCGCGGTGGTGGCGTGCCCGTACTGGTCGATGAGTCCGCGGCCACGCAGGGCTTTGGCGACGCCGAGGCCGGAGGATCCGCAGTCCGTGGACGGCCATGCCTGGTCGTGCCACTGGTCGCGGTGGGTGGCATCCGAGTAGAGGCCGATCGCCCACGTCTCTGCGGCGGCCGGGTCGGTGACGTCCAGGCCGGCCGCGGTCAGGTCCTCGGGGCTGCGGAGGATTGAGATCAGCGCGGTGGCGGCGTTGGCGGTGCAGGAGCCGAGGGCGTCGGCGTCCTCGACGCCCTCGAACATCCGGCTGGTGTGGATGCCCTGGGCGAGGAGGTCCTGCTGGTCGAGCACCGGAACCTTGGGTGTCCACTCCACTGGGCGGATGGTTTCGCCGCTGTAGCGGCGCCGGTAGGCGAGGCTGCGCTCGTCCAGCACCATGTGCCGGCCCAGGCCGGGCCGGACGGTGTATTCGGTGATGTCGAGGTCGGGCACTCGCTGCTCCTACACTCCCCGCGCCCAGAGCTGGCATGTGGCGGGCCGCTGCGTGCGGCCGTCCCTCGGGGATCAAGCAGCGGGCGGAGGGTCGCCCAGTGATCTCAGGCTACGGTCTGCCGGGGAAGACGTTCCCCTGGCTATCCCGCAGGGAGCGGCGGGAGCGGCGTGACCGGGAACGTTTGATCGCGTCGCTCTGCTGCGGTGGAGACGATGTCCGGCACGTGGTCCAGGAGCCACTGCTGCACCACCGCGGTGAGAGCGGCCTCGTCGATGGGGATGTACTCGGACTGCACGTATAAGGAGACGTAGACCGTTGCGTCGTCCCGTGCGCTCTGCCCGGTGATCCGGTTGTGCGGGAATTCCATGGTCACTCCACTCTCTCGAGGCGTATGTGGGAGTCGGTATACAGGGTGGTGGCGGTGGCGCCGGCTGTTCCCTGCGCCCACTGAAGGGCGAAGGTTCCGCCGGTGGCGCCGACGCGAAGCAGGCCGCGGACCTGGATGCCGAACGGGGTGGTGCCGATCCCGCCGTAGGTGCGGCTGGAGGCGATGTCGGTGGATTCGGTGCGTACGGTGTATCCCCAGGTGGAGATGACGTCCTGCTGGGTGCCGTTGGTGTTGGTGCCGGAGACGACGGTGCCGCCGTTGCCGATGCCGTGCCACTCGCCCAGGGCGCCGGTGGGAATGGACCAGCCCATCGCAAAGTCGTTGACGCCGGAGTATTTGAGGAGGCCGTCGAAAACGTAGACGGCGTTCGCTACGACGGTAAAGGTCAGGAATCCGTCGAGGCCGAGTGTGGCGGTGTTCGTTTTGTTGGCGTCGGTAGGGCGGCGTTTGGTGACGCGTTGCCCTATTCCGGAGACGGTGAGGTTGCCGGTGACGGTGGTGTTGCCGGTGATGCTGGCGGTACCCGAGACGGTGGCGTTGCCGGAGACGGTGGCGTTGCCGGAGACGGTGGCGGTACCGGCCAGGGTGAGGTTGCCGTCCTTGTCGACGGTGGCTTTATCGACCGCGTTGACCGCGAGTCGGAGCAGGTTGCCGGTGTGCCCGGTTGCCGGGTTCACGTACAGGGCGCTGTTGGCGCTGGCCGGTGGGAGGACCTGGAGGCGGCCGTTGTCGAGGTGAGCGAGGTTGGCTTCGGTGGCGAAGGTGGTGTCTTGGGTGCTGTCGGTGGTGTTCTTGAAGCCGATCGTGCCGCCACTGGATCCGAGCAGGATGCGGCCGCCGATGTTGACCGTGGGGTCGCTGGACCGGACGCGTTCGACTACGTAGCCGTCGTTGTAGTGGAGGCTGTGCCAGACCATGTCGTTGAAGCCGCTGCCCGTGAACTGTCCGGACAGGATTTCGATGTTGGCATCCCCGGTGGCGCCTGGGTTGCTCTGGGAGACCTGGACGAGTGCGTAATTCGAGTTGGCTACGTTGTACAGCTTCAGCTGCGGGTAGACGGCGCTGGGGTTGAGCCACAGCACGGCGCCGTTGGTTCCCTTGACGAGGAGTCCCAGGGAGGACAGTTCGGCGATGGCGGTGCCGGCGCTGTTGTAGACGAGGACCTTGTTGGTTCCGCCTTCGTTCAGGGTGATTCGCGTGCCGCTGGCGGCGGTCTGAATGCTGCCGCCGGTGATGGTGGTGCCGTTGATCGTGCCGCCAGTGATGGTTTTACCGGTGATGGCGTCGGCAGCGAGCGCGGTGGCGTCGACTGACCCGGCGAGGATCTTCCCGGCGGTGACGGCGTTCGCGGCCAGCTCGGAGGTGGTGACGGCGAGGGCGGCTATCTCCCGGGAGGTGACGGCGTCCGCGGCGATGTTCCCGGCCTGCACCGCATCAGCGGCGATCTTCCCCGCCTGTACGGCGCCGGCGACCAGTTTCGGGGTGGTCACGGCATCGTCGGATATCTCGGTGGTGCCGATGGATCCGGTGGCGACTTTGGCCTGGGTGACGGCGTCGTCCGCCAGCTTCACCGTGGTGACGATGCCGTCCAGGATGTCGTCCGCGACCACCGGTGCGGGCCCGTACGGGCCGACCGTGGTGGAAGCGGTGGAAGCGGTACCGGAGGTGTTCCGGGCCAGCAGCCGGATGTAGACGGGGGTGTCGCAGGCGACGACGACGGTGGCGCCCTGCGCCGTCTCGATTGTCCCCTGAAGCGTGGCCGGGACGGGCTCGTAGGAGGCGAGGATGGAGGCGTGGACCTCTACGCGGGCCCAGTCCAGAGGGAGGGTGCTGCCGTCGGCGGTCTGCCCGTCCCAGGAGACGGTGACACCGCCGAGGACGGACGCGACGATCGGCGGGGACGGCTGCGGTGGCGGTGCACCGTTGACGATATTCACCGCGGTGGTGCCGTCGGCCTGGACGCCGATGATGCCGCGGAGGCTGCCGGCGGCGTCCCGCACGACGATGGCGGTGTTGTCGATCGCGGCGTGGGAGAGGCGGGCCTGCCGTTCGACCCTTTCCAGACCCTTGCGCAGGGCTTGCAGCTCGCGCCCGATGTCCACTACACGCCTCCGTACTGGTACATGCCGGCTGGCTTGAGGCTGATGACGGCCTGGGGTCCGCCCTGCGCGGTGGGCTTGATGGTCCAGCCGGTGATGCGGCACCAGCCGGTGTAGTCGGTCCAGGAGTTGTGGACGCGGGTGTAGACGTCGTCGCCGACCTGCCAGGACCCGAACGGGGCCGCGGGGGTGTTGCGGATGGTGATCTGGTCGATGGAGCCGAGGACCTGCCGCCATGTCCGCTCCGCGTTGGCCTTGGCCTTCAGCGTGTCGTTGCCGGTCAGCTCCGGGGCATCCACGACCGCTTCCATGCGGAGCCGCCCGTTGCGGACGGCGGAGATCTGCCGCAGCTTCGCGGAGCCGTCGCCGGCGCCGGTGGCGATGACGACCTGCGCGTAGTCGTCACCGGCCAGGGTGATCTCCGGGTCCTCCAGGATGTTCACGCCGGACGAGAAGCTGATGTCGGTGCGGCGGCGGCCGAGACGTGGCCAGCCCAGCTTGATCCGCTTGATCACGCCGGTCTTGGCGCTGTCCCAGGCGGTGGTGCAGGTGTAGTCGGGGGTGGCGTCCCCGCTGACCAGGTCATCGATCTGGTCGCCGAGGCACGGGTTCTCCCACCAGTTGGAGTGGTATTCGTCGCCGGGTTCGCCGACCTTGCTGGTGGAGACCGTGGAGTCGACGGTGACTCCGATGTTGCCGTCGGTGACGGACTGGGCGTAGGACCAGATGTTCCGGATGATCTGGCAGCGGTCGGTGTACACGTAGGGGCCGCGGCCACCGTGTTCGCCGTCTACGTCGTAGCGGTGTTGCAGGTACGACGACCAGGACGCCGCTTCGATGGCGTAGTCCTCGCCGCTGGAGCGGACGTCCCAGAGGATGCCGCCCCACCGCAGCTGCCCGGCGGATTCGACGTAGATGAAGGTGTTGCCGGGGTTGACCAGCGCGGGGTTGGAGGAGACCAGGCGGGGGGCCAGTTTCCCGGACAGGCTGCCCGGCCCGTTGAGTTCGTCGCCGTACTCCAGGTCGGTGAGGGGCAGCGCGTAGGACAGCCAGACGCCGGTGAGGGCGTTTTGCGTGAGGACCCGGTCCGGGACGGGTGCGGTCATCGCGGCGCCTCGAAGAACTCCACGTCCGCGATCAGCGTGGACGAGGTGTCGACGCTGACGGTGCCGGTGTTCCCGCTGTAGCCGGCGAACTGCACTCGTAGCAGCTGGTTGGTGCCGCGGTAGGAGGCGGGGATGGTGAGGTTGTCGGCTGCGATGGCGTTGATGCGGCGGGTGGCGGAGCCTTGGTTGTCGTCGATGATGACGGACTGCATGGGCAGCGCGGTGCCGAGCATGCCGCGGATCGCGCCGTAGACGTTGGCGGCGGTCAGGCGCAGGCCGGCGATGTCGAGGCGGACCTTTGCGGTGGTGGCCCAGTCGGGGACGGGGATGGTCCAGCCGGCTGCGGTGGTGAAGTAGAAGTACTGCTGGGTGTTGCCGCCGATCTGGAGTGATGCGCTGGCCGGGGATTGGATGTAGATGTTGCGGTCCCGGCGAGGGTTGGCGATCTTCCGTAGGTCGGTGATCATCGCGTTGGTGATGGTGGCCGTGGACGAGGGGATGTCGATCCGGGCGAGCGGGATCCCGGTGCGGCCGTCGGGGATCGTCGTAGCGGAGCTGGAGACGTTGGAGATGACCTGGAAGTAGGCGATCTGGTCGGTAGCAGGGTTGAGGGTGCCGGTGTACTGGGGGTCCTCGATCCGCAAGATGAGCATGTCGGAGCGGGCGGTGCTGGTGGTGGCGGCGATGTCGACATTGACCGCGCCGACGTTGCATGCCGCGTAGTGCCCTTGGAACGCGTCGTCGCGACCCTTGATGACGGCGGACCCATCGCTGACGGTGATGCCTCCTGCGGGGGTGGACCGCTGCGTCACCTTCAGGTCGTCTCCTTGGGTGACGCCCTCATTGCCGCGGGCCAGGTCGCGCACCAGCATCCGGAACTGCTGCGCGCTGTGGGTGGCCCCGTTGGTGAGGATGGGCGCTGGGAACAGACTCATGGCTCTCCTCAGAGGGCTACGTAGGCGTCGCGCCAGGTCAGGCGGAGACGGGCGGTGTTCGTTGCGTCGAAAGCGGTCCAGCGCATCTCCGAGGTGCCTGGAGGTAGGGAGAAGAGGTCGATGCGCGAAGACGGGGACAGGTAGGTAGAGGCGTTGCCGCCGTTGTCCCAGGTGACGGTGCGGTATCCGGGCCGGGTGTCGATCTCGATCCAGCGGCCCACCGCGAGGGTCAGCGTGGGCAGGGCGAGCGTCCGCCCGGTGGGGACGTGGATGATGCTGACGTTGGCGCACGGGCCGGTGATCCGGATGACGGGCCAGGTGTCGGTGGTACCGGCGTTCGTAACCCAGCCGGGCCGGACCGCGGCCACGGTGCCGTCCTGCACGAAGATCGGGGCGACGACCGGGGCGGCGAATCCGCCGCCGGTCAGCCAGCCGAGCGGAATATCGGCGACGGACTCCTGATCGGCGTAGAACGTGGGGTCGTGGGCGAGGAACTCCATGTCCAGCGGCACGTAGCCGTGCACGACCTGCCTGTACTCGGGATCGACCTTCCGGGCCCGGACGGTGAGCATCTTCGCGGCGCCGCCCGGCCGTTTGATCCGCAGGGCCATCCCCTGCCCGCCGGCCAGACGCACCGCGGCTGCGTCGGTGGCGGCCTGGATCGCGGCGACCATGTCGTAGCAGGCAGCTGGGTCACCAGGGATTTTGATCGCGGCGTCGAACTGCACCTGCCGCCCGGCCCAGTAGTCCGGGCCGGCGAAAGAGCCATCCATGGACGGCTGGTCGACGTCGTTGTCCCGGACCGGGGGCCGGCCCAGTCCGGTGGTCTCGATGACCTGGACGGGTGTGCCGGCGCCGATGACGACACCACCGAGGTCGTACTGCCAGTCAGCGAGTTCAAGCGGCACGAGCGGCCACCCCTCCCCTACGCGCGCGGCGGACACTACGTCCGACCTGGGCGCCGATGTCGGATGCGGTCGCCCCCGTACGGACCGGGGTCACGGTCACGTGAGTGGTGTCGCCCGAGCGGACGACCACGACCTGCCGGCCAGCTGAGACGTCCTGCAAGCCCAGACCGAACCGGTGCGCGACGTCTGCGAGGACCGGGAGAGCCGAGCGCCGCTTCGAGGGGCTGAGCGGGAGGTACGCCTCCCCGTGAGTCTCCGGCTCCGCAAAACGTACGATGCCGCCCTGGGTGGCGTACATGCCGGCGCGGATACCGCCGTCCGCATAGGAGAGGTGCTGGTTGGCGCGGGCGAGGTCGGCCATGAACTTCGCGGCCCGCGATCCGAGGCTCTTGCTGATCTGGCCCTTCGCCTTGTTGGCCACGGTGATGATCTCGTCTTCGCCCAGCTGCGTCTTGGCGGCCACGCTGTGGATGCCGGTCTTGCTGCTGCTGATCGCCGCGATGATTTGGACCAGTTCGGTCCGCTCCTCATCGCTGAGGGTGGTCTTGGCCTTCTTCGCGGCGTCGTTGGCTTTCTTCGCGGACTTCTTGTTCTTCACCGCGTCCGCGGCCAGCTTCTTCGCCGCGTCATCGCCCTGGGCCGCGAGCTGCATCGCCAGGTCGCCGTAGCCCATGCTGGCCAGCTTCGACAGGTTCGCCTGGAACGTGCTGTCGGTTTTGGTGGAGTCGTTGAGCTGCTTGGTGTAGTCCGCGAGGGTGGCCTTGGCGAGCGGGCCCAGCTTGCGCAGGTTGTCGATGATCTCGTTGAACTGCTTCTTCGACGCTTTCGCCAGGGCAGCGACCACGGTCGCGCCTTCAGCTCCCATGTCGCGGAGCTGGTCGATGACGTCACCGCCAGCCCCACGCGCGGAGATCTTCTTCAGGTTCGACTCGTACGCGCTGTTCGCCTTCACCGCAGAGCCGAGGGTCTTGCCCCAGTCCGACAAGGAGAACTTTTTCTTGTAGCGGGACTCCGCTCGGGCCGCGGCCTCGGTCGCGGTGGCGAGGCTACGGCGGGCCTTGGCGACCGAGTTCTCCGCCGCTACCAGCTGCGCGTGCGTGTGATGACCCTTGCGGACCTGCCGCAGCCGGGCCTCCGCCGCGCGCAGCGTGTCCACGGCGTTCGCGCGGGCGCGGAGCTTCTTGTTGTAGTCCTCCTTGCTGATCGGCTGGTGGGCGTCCGAGTACGACGACTGCACGTCCGATGCGGTCCGCATCGTGCCGGTCGGGGTGTAGGTGAAGTCCGCGGCGCCGCCGGCCGCGAAGCCGATGACGTTCCCGTCGGCGTTCCACGTGATGCCTGCGGGATCGCCTCCGAGCCGACGCACGATCTCCTCGGTGATGGCCCGGGACCGCGGTCGCGCGGACCGCCGGAAAGGTACGTAGCCCTCGCCCTCGGTTTCGCGCTCGCCCCATACCCGGTACGTGCCGGCCGCCGTGATCTGCGCAAGATGCTGGTTCGGTTGATCGCCGGGCTCGCTTCCCCCGTCTGCGTAGGAGCGGATCCCGCCGTGCGCGTAGTAGTCGACGACGCCGCCGGTCGCCTGGTACATCTCCGCAGCGTTCTTCGCAGCCTGGTTGGATCCGCCGGCCTTCTTCACCGACTCGTAGATGGTGCGGTGGGTGACCGTCATCGTGACGGCCTTGTCATGCAGGGAGGCGATAGCTCCGGCGAGGGCTGCAACGTTGGCCCGAGCCGTACCGGTCGGGGCCGTGATGGTGACGGTTTTGCCCTTGGTGCCCTGAATTTTGTAGCCGAGGGCTTCGAGCTGCTTGCGGGCCTCGGCGGTCGGAGCGTTGATCGTGATGGTCTTGCCCTTGGTGGAGGCGACCTTCTGCTTGACCTCTTCGAGGCTGCTGATCGCGCCCAGAGTCTTGGCATCGACGTGGATGTTCTTGCCGCCAGGGACCTTGGACATGGTGGCGATGAGCTGGTCGAGCTGGTCGCGGGCGCCCTTCGTCGGCGCAGTGATCTTGTACTCGCGGGTGCCGGGAAGCAGTTTGATCTTGTAGCCGAGTTCTTCCAGCTCCCTCTTCGCGTCCTCGCCGAGGGTGTCGACCTTGATGGTCTTGGCCTTGGGGACCTTCTCGAACTCGGCTTGCACGGCGAGCAGCTCGGCGAGCGTCGTATCCACGCCTTCGGTGGACAGCAGGATGGACACCTGACCGGGGATGAGCCCCATGGAGTCAGCGACCTTGCCCATCTGCTCGGCGGTCAGGCCGTAGGCGGGTGCCATGTCGATGACGGCTTTGCGGCTCTTCTCCATCTCCGCCCGGGCCGCCTTCAGCGACTGCGGCAGGGTCTTGTTCTGTGATTGGGCGAAGTCGTAGGCGGCGACCGCGGCGGACGCGGACCCGTCGGCGATCGTGTTCAGGGTGTTGAAGAGCTGCTGGCCGTTCTTCGTGGTCGTGTTCAGGGAGCCGTTGGTCTGGATGAGGGCCTTGCCGTAGCCGTCCGCCCGGTCGATGCCAGCCGCCATGGCCTCGTTGGCGTTGGTGATGGCCTCGTTTACGCGCGCCTGGGCGGCCTGGAGGGAGACGCTGCCACCGGAGAGCAGGTCGAGAGCGTCGCGCAGGGCGCGGGTGCGGGAGTCCGCGTCGGCGGTCTTGTCCGCCAGGGCACTGACCGCGGCCTTGAGGCGGTCGTAGGCGCTGACGCCGTCACCGGTGCCCTTGGTGGCGGAGTCCAGGTCCTTGGCGTTCTTCGCTGCTTCCTTGGCATCCCCCGACATGGCACGCAGCGCCTTGCCGGCCGCAGCGTAGGCGTCGGCCTGCCGCATCGTGGCCTTGTCGGCGTCGTGCGCGCCGCCGGCGAGCGCTTCCTTGGCCTTGGCCTTGGCCAGCGCTTCCATCTTGTCGGCGAGCTGGTCGACGCTCTCCCCCTGGCCGAGGTAGGAATCGGTCAGATCGGAGAGGGTGTAGCCCATCTTGCCCATGACGCCGGTCAGGGTCTTGCCGGTGTTGCCCAGCTTGGTGTTCTGGAGAGTCTGGGCGGCCTGCTGGCGGACGGCGTCGTCGATGACGCCGTTGGACTGGCGCATGGCCTGAGTGAGGCCATCGATGTTGGCCTTGTGCTCGGCTGCCTTGGCGGCAGCTTCCTGCTGAGAGGTGGCGAGCATGCCAAGACCAACCGTGAGCCCGGTGAGGGCTACGCCCCAGGGGCCGCCCATGGCGCCCATGAGGCCGCCCATGGCACCGCGCAGGCCGACTCCAGCCGCTGCTGTGACGCCACGGACAGCACCGGCGAAACCAGTGGTGGCGGCGGACGCGGTGCGGAACGCCTCTCCCATGCGACCGATGACCGGTACGCGGGCTTGAAGGGCAGCGAAGGCGGCTCCGTACCGTGTCAGGGATTGTCCAGCCGCGGCCGCCAGGGTTTGCTGGTAGCGCATCTGCTCGCCGAGGGACCGGAACGCGCCGGTGACGTTGCCGCGGACGGTGGTGGCTAGCCCGGTCATGGCCGGCTGGATACGGCGGATGAGGAGCGCGGCGAGGATGAATTGCTGGATTGGGCCGGGCAGCGCGCCGAATGCTTGCACAAGGAAGGCGACGGCATGCCCGATGGGGCCGAGGACCGTGGACAGGGCACTGACCGCGGAGGTTGCCAAGTCCAACACGAAGACGATCGTGTTTAGAGCTGAGGAAGCGATGCTGGACTCTCCGGCGAGACCGGAGAAGGCGTCGACCACTGATTCCACGCCGCCGACCGCGTTGTGCAGGACGTCCAGGGCGGCCTTACCAATGTTGATCAAGACGTGGAAAAAATCGGCAACGGCTTCGGTGCCCAGTCCCTTGAACCCGGAAGCCATGCCCTTGGCGGCGTCCGCGATGCCGCCAAACTCGCGTCGGGCGGCTGCGGCGAGATCCGGCCCGAACAAGGTGCCCGCAGCGTTGAAGTAGTCGAAGAAGTGCTGGATCTTTGGGGTAGCGTCGGCGAGCGCCGAGGTGATCCCGCGAGTCATCCACTCCAGGCCGGGTGCCATGCCCTGGTAGATCGTGAGGCCGGTCTGCCGGGCCTGGGTCTTGAGCTGGAGCATGGCGCCGGCGAGGCCCTTGCCCTTGGCGGCGGCGATTTCGCTTGCAGCGCCGGCCTGGGAGACGGCCTGCATCAGGTTGTCGAAGCTGGCGGTGCCCTGGTGAGCGAGAGCGATGGCCCCGGACATGGCCGGCTTGCCGAACGCCTTCTTCACGGCCGCGGCGAAGTCCTGCTGTGTCATGTGGTGCTGGGCCTTGGACAGGCCGTCGATCACGTTCCGCAAGCCCTTGAAGCGGCCCTGGGCGTCCCACGCCTGGATACCGAGAGCGTCCAGGCCTTCGGTCATCTGCTTGGTCGGGGACGCGAGGTTGGCGAACATGCCGCGCAGCGTGGTGCCGGCGGTCTGGCCGAGGATGCCGGCCTTGCCGAGCATGCCGACGCCGGCGGCAGCCTCTTGCATGGTGACGCCGAGACCGTGCGCGACGGGGCCGGCGTACTTCATCGCGTAGTAGATGTCGATGATGTCGCCGGACGCAGCGTTCGCGGTGGCGGCGAGGGTATCGGCAGCTTTGCCGGCCTGGTCGGCGCCCATCCCGAACTGGTCCATCATGTCGCCGAGGTACTTCGCGGAGTCGGCGGCGTTGACCTGCGCGGCCGAGGCGAGGATCAGCGAGGCGCGGGTGGAGGAGATGGCCTGGTCGGTCCGGAAGCCGGCCTTGGCCAGCTCCACCATCGCCTCGGCAGCATCGGCGGCCGTGGCCCCGGGCAGCTGCAAGTCGTTGCCCAGCTGGGCTGCGACCGCGGCCGCGCGCTGCATCTGCATCCGCGTGGCGCCCGTGGTGGCACCGAATGCGTTCATCGCCTGCTGGTACTCGTTGCCTTCCTTGACGACCTCCGCGACGCCCAGGGTGAGGCCGAGACCGGCTCCCATCGCGGCGAGAGACCGCAGGCCCTCGCGGGCGCGGCTGGTCTCCTCGCGGTAGCGGCGCAGGCTTGCCGTGCCGGGGCCGCCGATCCGGTTGAGGCGGGCGTCGGCGCGTTGGGCGGCCTGCGCTAGGCGCATGAGGTCGCGGACGGCGGTGTCGATCTGCCCGGACATGCGGGCCAGGTCCCGGCCGGCCGTGCGGGAGTGGTCGCCCAAGGAGTTCAGGTGCCGGTTGGCGGTGCGGGCGGCGTCGCCGTAGCGGTTGAGTCGGCGGGCGGTGGTCTGGGCGCGGTCACCGAGGGTGTTGATGTGCCGGGACGCGGTGCGGGCGTCGCTGCCGAGGGTGCGGATGTGCCGGCCCGCGGTCTGCGCGGCCTGTCCGAGTTCCCTCACTTCGGTCTTCGCGGTGCGTGCCGCCGCGCCTAGGGTGCGGGCGTGCTTCGCGGACGCCTTCAGGGACTGGGCGAGGTCGTTGCCGTGCCCTCGGATGTCGACGCTGAGGTTCCAGTTCGCCACCGGTGTGCTGCCTCCCTTCCCTGGTCGGGCCCGCTACCGGGCTGTGAGTTCCTCAAGGAGTTGCTGTGCGGCGTGTATGGACGCGGGAAGCAGCAGGACCTTCATCCCTGCACCTGCCTTGCCTTCAGGGATTTCCGACTGCTTTGTGGTGATCTCCTCGCATCCGAAGCACTTGTGGCTGATGGCGACGTAGGCCTCCTGGTATTCGCCGTTGTCATCCAGCCACTCCGATTCACGGGTGCCGCACTGGGGGCAGACAGCGCGGAGGTACTCCTCGTAGGCGAGGGCCTTGGCCCGATCCCGTTCGGTCCAAGTGCCATTGCCGGCGCCGAGGAACTGGCTGTGCGGGATGCCGTACTGGCGGCACAGAGCGAGTTCGTTACGTAGCCGGGCATCGGAGGTCAGCCTTTTCCCAGGTCCATCCGGGCGCCGCTCTGAATGTTCCAAGCGGTGTTGAACAGGGCGGACGCTTCTCCTTCGGACCACTCGGTGAGGAAGTACTTGGCGTCTTCGACGGTGATGCCGTCTAGGGAAGAGGCGGCGATCAGTTCGGGTCCGAGGGTTTCCACGTTGACGGCGAGGCCTTCTTCGGCCTGCTCTTCGGTGGGTGGGTGGCTCTTCTTCAGGTCCTCCCAGTCCGGGCGACGCAGCGCCTGGAACCGGAGGTGAATGGCTTCCTCGTCGAAGGCTCCCTGCGCCTTCGAAAGAGCCTTCTCGGCGGCGGCCAAATCCTTCTTCAGGTCGGCGTCTTCGGGGTCTACCTCGAGCTGTCCGGTCAGGCGGCGCACGGTCCACCGGGCATCTTCGAGGGTCTTCTTCAGTTCGGCGTCGTCACAGATGATCAGGGATGCGGTGGGACGCTGCCGGTTGCGGAGTTTGTCCCGGGTGGCTGTCCAGTGGGCGTCGGCGGCTACGGCGTCGGCAGCCGGTTCCGGCTTGGTGCGTGTGGTGGGGGTCATTGGGTTGGTCCTCCGTCAGGGGAAGGGGACCCGGCCGGACGCCCGTAGGCGCCCCTTCCCGAACGCGGTGGGCGTCCGGCCGGGAGCTGGGGAAGGAAACGTGGCTGGGGTCAGCCGCCGCTGGCGGCCGGCACCGGGGCTCCCTGGAGCGGCCTACTGGTGATGGAGCAGGTGGCCACGAACTTCGCGGCCTCGTTGTCGGCCGTGTACTGCGGCGACTGGGAGGCGACACGGATCGGGAAGACGTCCATGCTGTTGTTGCCGGGGACATCGCCCTTGCGGAGGATCACCACGTAGCCGGTAGTGCCCTTCGCGAACAGCTCTTCCAGGTCGGCGTCGACTTCGTCCTCGTAGAACGTGAAGCTGGAGGAGTCGGCCTTGTCGGAGCCGGGGATGGTGGAGTCGTAGGTGTCCGCCATGTCCGGTGTGTCGATCTCCTGATTGGTGACCGTCCAGCCGTCCATCGCTGCGATGTGAGAGGAGAACTCCGTACCCGCGGACAGTTCCGTGCGGGTAGGGATCATCGTGGTGGCGGCGATCGTCGGCACGAAGTAGAACTTCGACGTGCCGCGCCGCATGTACTTCTTGACCGGCATTCGTGGGCCCCTAGGTTCCCGGGGCCTGCTGGTCTACGTGGACCGGGCCCCTTACACGTGGTGTGTGGCGGCCACCTGCGTGGTGGCGTCCGCGTGGGGTCCCGCCGCGGTGCGGTCTAGCGTCCGACTGCCCTCTAGGAGGGTCAGGCGGGGGTCAGGTCGAGCCTGAACCTCTGCACATAGCTGATGATCCCATCTGCGGGGTCACTCGTTCCCCCGGGCTCGGTCTCCAGGGAGCGGCCGATGGTCTTGTAGCCGGGCACGGTCAGCGGATGCTTCCACTGGCCGGTGGCCGGGTCCCGGCCGAGGAACGCCTCGCGGGCCTTGTCGGCCATCCACTCGGCTTGGTCGAGGTAGCCGGCCGAGCTGGCGACGGCCGAGCTGGGCCCGGACACGGAGGTGATCTGGTAGACCAGGGAGGCGTCCTCATGCTGGTCGGTGAAGGGGGCACCGGACAGGTCGGTGTCGACGCTGTACAGCAGGTAGTAGGGCGGCTCGGCCTGCGGTTTCTGTCCGCGCCCGACCGGCATCCCGGAAGCGGAGGCGAGCATGGCCGCGATGGCTCTGGTGACCTGAAGGCGCTGGATCACGACAGGACCTCCGCAACAGCGAACCGCATCTGCGTCAGCAGCGTCGACCCGATGTAGCCGAGGGCGGGCTGGACGTGCGGGAACGGCGGCTGGTTGTAGGAGCGGCCCAGGCTGTCGGTACCTGTGAACCCGAACTCGAGGCGCCGCCCGTAGGGCAGGTCGGTGCCGATCGTGCACTGCGCCCCGTAGGGAAGACGGTGCATCTCGGGCCGCCACGAGTTCCGGTACGCGCCGGTGATGACGTTCGGGCCGGGCCGGCCGGACGCGTTGCCGCGGATCCGGGCGATGCCGACGACGCTGGTGTGCTGGACGCCGCGCTGGATCGCCGGACCGATACGCGTAGCCGCGCGCTCGAGACGGTCGGCGAGTTCCTCCGGGGTCACGGCGCCACGTCCCGTCCCGCCGTCGCGTTCTGGTCCAGAGCAGTGATCCGGACGACTTCGGTGGTAGAGGCGAGACCAGGGTCCAGGCAGATCCATGACCGGCCGATCAGGTTGGTGCGCGCCGGGTTGTGGACCTCTGTGACGGTGACGATGGCGTCCTTCGGTGCGACCGGCGCGGTGAGGGGGGTGAGGAGGCGGTAGCGGGAGTTCGTCTCCTGCACCCAGGGCTGGCCGGCGTTGGGGATTGCCGCGACCTGGGACTGGGTGATTCCGCCCTGTACGGCACCGGGGCCCTCGTAGACCAAGTCACCTTCCGGATACTCGAGGAGCCCGGTGTCCTCATTCAGGACTGGCTCTCCACTCGGGGCGGTGGTGATCCGGACGGTGTCGACGAGGAGATTGCGTTCGATCCAGGTGACGGTGCTGGCGAGGATCTGATCGAGGCCGGCCATCACGCTCCTCTCCCCCGGGCCCAGTCGGCGAGGGTGGCGAGCATGGCCGCGGTCAGGCCGTACCGCTCGTTGGAGAGGTCGTCGCGTTCGAGTGCGGCGCCCTCGAGCGCGGCGGGGTTGATGTTGGAGAGGAAGTCTGCGATCTGCTCGCCGATGTCCTGCTGGGGGTCGGCGACGGCTACGCGGGCGAGTCCTTCCCACACGGCACCGGCGGGCTGCCGGGTGTGGAGGACGAGCATCGGCAGGGCGTTGGTGACGTCGTGCTCGAGCTGGTAGCCGACGACCTGCCCGGCAGGTAGGGGGGTGCCGTCGATCCGGATGGTGGCGTGGCCGGGCTGGGCGTCGATGCGGACGCCGTGCGTGGTCGGCTCGGTAAGGGCGGTCACTGGGTGGCCCTATCGGCCAGCCAGCGACGGACGATCTGGTTGTGGCGCGCGTCGGCCAGCGCGTTGTGTTCCCCGTTCTCCTGCTGCGGAAGTTCGTCCCACCGCAGTCCGAGCCGGGCGCGCTCTTGCTGAATGTCGCAGGTGAACATCGGGACACCCTCAGGTAGGTCGATCATGCGGCCCCAGAGCTGGGCCAGGCACACGTGGTCGTAGGCGCCGTAGTTGGCCCACAGTTCGACGTCCGGTCCGGCGGCACGGATGAAGTCCCTGACGTCGGCGGCGATACGGTCATGCCGCTTCACGACCGGGTCGGCGTAGTCGAATAGCCAGGATTTCGGCACATGGTTGCGTCGGTCACCGTGTCCCTTAGGCAGGCTTGGGACGACGTTCTCCATGAGCCACTTGTGCTTGCGGATCTTCCGGACGGGCATGTCCCGGTTGACGGCGTAGTACTCGCGGCCGTCATCGCACACCATGCCGATGGAGATCAGCTCGATGGTGCGGCCGTCCTCCAGAAATTCTAGGTCGTAGTCGATAGCAGTCATGCGGGGTCTCCTGAGACGAGGCCGCTGCGGCCGGTCAGGTCAGGGCGGGGGAAGAACTCCCTGCGACAGCCGTGGTGGGCCACGGGGTAGGCGGCGCAGTCGTCCACGGATCGGATGGTGCCGTCAGCGTGGTCGGTGTCCTCGTGTGAGACCCAACCGCACTCGTCACCATCCCGGACTTCCATCCATTCGGCCTCGAGGTCGAGCCGTGCTGTGTTGATGGCCCCTGTATTGACGGTGACCGCACCTTGGTAGGTGAGGGCGGAGCGGGCCCAGTCCTTCACCGGGTGCCGGGAGGAGTCCCGGTAGATGACGGTGGACAGGGGATGGTCAGCGGCCAAGCGGGTGGAGTCGATGCCGGCAGGATTGCGGCCCAGGGTGACGTCGCGGGTGGCGTCCTGCGCCGCCCGCGCGAAGGCCTGCGCGCGGCGGACTGCCTCTTGGATGCGGCCGACGAGGTCGGTGTAGAAGCTGGCGGTGAGGGCGGTGATGGCAGCCTGGTGGTCGGTGGTCCACCGGAAGCGGGTGATGTCGGCGTCGGCCCTGCGGAGGGCGCGGAGGGCGCCATCGCGGTAGGCGGTCGGCAGGTCCTGGGCGGCCCAGCGTTCGGCGAGAGCCTGCTCCATGCGGGAGAAGACGCCGACCTCTTGGTGGAACGCGCTGATGTGGGCGTTAATGCGGGTGGTCGCGCCGATCCCGGGCCGCAGACGTTCCAGGGAGCGGAGCAGGGTGTCCTGGGCGGTGACCAGCCGCTGCCACTGCCGGACCAGATCCAGGGTGGCGGCGGTGATGAGCGTGGTGAGTTCGGTGCGTTCACCGGTCTGCTGCTGGAGGGGGGTGGTCATCGGCGTCGCCTCGGAACGAGCTGGACGTAGCCGATGGTCGAGTCACTGCTGGTTGATACCTCGTCGGGAGCGGGGTTGTCGCCGGCTTCCAGGGCAGCGATCTGCCTTTCGTACGCTGCGAGGTTCGCGGTGAAGTTGACGGCAACGACGTTGCTGACGGTGACCGCGGTGGGTTGAGCACGCAGGGCGGCGAGGCGTTCGCGGAGGACTTCGAGGGCGACCTTGCGGGCGGTCCCGAGTCGGACGTAGCGGGCGGTCAGGTCGGTGATGTCGGTGTCGCTGCCGAGTTCGGCGAGTAGCCAGGCCTTAACGGCGGTGTCCACGTCGGCCTCCAAAGTTGGGGGAAGGGGTCGCGGGTGCGGGCCCGCCGTTGGCGCCCCCACCAGTGGGGCGGGCCCGCACGCCGCTAGTCGCCGCTGGTGCCCTCGTCAGCGGCGTCCCGGCCCCGAGACCGGCTGGTGGCCCGCTTGGGGGCCGTCTTCTTGGCCGCAGGCGCGGCCTTCTCCTCGTCGCCGTCGCCGTTGCTGGCCTGGCCCGCCTCGTCGGCGTCCTTGGTGGAGGCGTCCGAGGCGGAGTCGGGCAGCTTCCCGTCCTCCCAGGCGGCCGGGTTGGTGACCAGAGCCGCCAGTCGCGGTTCGGGTTCCTCTCCCGGCTTTAGCAGGACGGTACGGTGGCGGTCGGGGTCGCGAATGAACACGGCCTTGACGAGCTTGGCCATGCGGATCAGCTCCCGAGGACGGTCGCCGAGATGTGGATGTCCGGCACGTAGAGCACCGGCATGCCGATCGCGGCGCCGCGGGTGTAGATCTGGACGGGGTCGTCTTCGACCTTGGTGACGACGACGATTCCGGGGGCCTCTTCGCGGGTGAGGGCCGGGTTCGTGCCGGAGGTGAACTTGGCGGCCTCGCGGGTGACGCCGTACTGGGTCTCGGCCCACTCCGACGCGGGGACGTCGGGCACCATGATCCACTTGTTGTCGGGGAGGACCCGCTGGTACTGGTCGTCGTTCCACACCTGCACGTCGTATTCGACGATCGGCGGGAGACCATAGCGGGCCCGGACGGCGTTGACCTCGTTCGGGGCGAGTGTCGCGGACGGCGTGTCGGCGACACTGGAGGCCCCGTAGAACGCCCCGCGGTATTCGGCGTTCGCGGCCAGCAGGCGGGCGGCCCGCCGGGAGGTGACGACCATCTTCGGTGCGGGGGCGCCGTCGTCGATGAGGTAGTCGATCCAGGCGCGCTCGTCGGACAGCGGGGTCGCGTTGGGGTCGTCCCACAGGATCGGTGCGGTCGGCATGTTCGCCGCGGGCACGTTCCAGTTGACGTCCAGGCCGAGGCCGGGCAGGTTCACGGTGCCGGTGGCCAGGAGCTGGCCGGCGGCGAGTTCCTGGGCGGTCTGGATGGCCTCCACGTGGCGTTCCACGTCGGAGTAGAGCAGGTCGATGTAGTCCTGGGTGTCGGCGCCGCGGCCGACGTCCAGGAGGATCTGGTCCATTTCGCTGATGGGGAGGGTCTGTCCGAGGGCGGGGAGCATGCCCTCGTTGACGACGCGTTCCGCCTGCCGCTTGGCGAGTGCGGTCGGCGCGTCGTAGGCGCGGAACTTCGCCGCGTTGACCCGGCGCTTGGAGGACGTGGTGCGGAACCGGACTCCCTGGATACGCCGTTCGGGGAGGATTTCCCGGGTCAGGCGGTACTTGGCCGGGGTGTCGAGTTCACGGGCGAACACCGTGAGGTCGGTGTCGTTGGTGTCCCGAAGAAGAAGCTCGAGTGCTTCCATCTCTGATCAGCTCCTTCTACCGGTAGTGGATGTTGACGCCGGGCGCGGTGGATGCGACGTCGGTCGGATCGAACGGGACGGGGCACTGCTCGGCGAAGACTTCGCCGTGCCACAGCAGCGCGCCGGCGGCCTTGGTGGAGCCGGGGTTGAAGCTGATGGCATCGACGAGGAAGCCAGCGAGGACTTCGGTGCCGTCGGAGGCGGAGGCGCCGCCGCCGGCGGTCGTGGTGGCCACGGACACGGCGGGGCTGGTGCCGCCGGTCAGGGATCCGGTCGCGGTCATCTGGGCGACGTCGTCGGACAGGTACTGGCCGCCGAAGGTGACGACGATCGCGGTGCCCGGGTGCGGGCCGCCGGCGACGGCGACGTCACCGGGGTCGATGTTCGACAGGTTCTCCAGAGCGGTCTTCACCTGGCCGGAGGTGGCGTTGTAGGGGATCGCCGCGGTGGTCTGTCCGTTGAAGGTGAGCGTGTAGGTTCCGCCGGTCGGTCCGCCGGTGATGCTGATGGTCTGCACCTCGGTCCGCGGCCCGGAGTACGGTGCGTACAGGCCGGAGGCGGTGACCTTGCCCAGCGGGATGCCGGACTTCATGACGTTGCGGCCCTGGATGAGGGGGCTGACGCCCTTGACGTAGTGGGTGCCCTCGGTGAACTTGGTCAGGTCGAGGGTGATGGTGTTGGTGTCCTGGACTCCTACCAGGGACGCGAGCCAGGGCCGGTCGGCCGTGGCGGTCTCCGTGTAGGAGTAGGGCTGGAAGTCGTTCACGACTGCCTCTCCTCATGTAACGGCGTGCGGTGACAGCTGCGCCGCTCGGCGCGCGTCCACGAGGAGAGGGCGTGGTCCCGTTGTCCCCGGCCCAGGGTGGGCTGGGGTGGTCTTAGGCGGCGTTGTTACGGGTGTGGCCGCGGAGGCGGGCCATTTCGCGGCCGCGGTCGCCGGGTCGGCCGGCGGGTGCCTGGCGGGGCGGGGGCCCGCCGGCGGGGGCTCCGCC